CCCACGACCCCTTGGTTCGTAGCCGCAGTTTCTAAAGTGCTGGAAGCCTTTATCCATGCGGGTTTCAAGAGATTCAACTGTACCATTCAGAGCTCTGTCTACCCTCTGTAAGTCGTTGATTTACATAGCCTTGATTTCGGGCAATGGTACAGGTTACGTTGCCTCGCTATATTTGCTTAACCGAGACCGTGGGGTCGGTAATGCCATCGTCCTCGCACTCACCAAGCGCCCAGAGCAGTTGCCTGATCAGATCGATCTGCCCCATCAAGTAGGTTGCTTCAGCCCGTTTCTCTGCGTCAGGCCATTGTGTGTTGTACAGTGCCAGGGGCACTAGCAGATCCTTGGCGTCTTCAGCCAAATGTTCCAACACCATACGCAGTTCTAGCGTGGTCGAATTTTTGTTCAGTGTGTATTCAGTAGTCATGCTGTTTATCTGAGTGGACTTACCCGCTCGGCCTTTCTTCGGTAAATTCTATCGGTGGTTCTGCTGTCTGCATGAGCCAGGAGTGAACGGGCATGCTCCAGGGAATCAGCGTCACTTGCCACCTTGGCACGGAGATCGTGCTCGGTGAAGTGTTCCTTCACCAGTGTCTCCTTGATTACTCTGGCCATGAAGCGTTGCCACATGGACTTCCATCCACTGGCTCGGCCCTGGGCCTCATTGACATAGCCCACACCATCTCGGGTACAGAACATGAACGTGGACTCCACAGGACGAGCATCCAGAGCCATCTCCACTGCAGCACGTAGCTCAGGACTCCATTCGTAGATTGTGCGCTTACCTGTGGTACCTGCTGTCTTGTGTCGTTGGTTATGGATACCATCATCTTTGATGTGTAGACCTGGCTGCAGACGCAGCAGATCTCCTTGAGCCATACCGGTTAACAGCTTGATGCGCAGGTAGGCCTGGATCATCAAGACAGATCCAGACTTCCTGGTGGCCGGCAGCTTGAGAGCTTCCACCACTTCCCAGTCTTCGACATAGCGTTCCCTGGGGCGTTCCCCTACCAGACGAACTTCATTCTTGAATGGGTGTCTGTCGATGTAGCCCCACTCCACAGCCTTGGTAAAGGCATGTGACAAGAGCTCCACCTCACGGTGTGCAGCGATCTTGCCACCGGTTATCCGGCCAGTGACTGGGTCTTGTTTCTTCATGCTGCGCCGATCCACGTACTGATAAATCAGCTGTGGCTTGAACGGCAGCAGGGGCATGGAACCAAACACCTCGCGTAGCTTTGGCATCTGGTTCCTGTTGCTCTCTTGGCTTGCAGGTGACTTGTTGGGAATGACCTCCCGGGCATATCTGTCCAGGAGATCTCCGATGCTTTTGACATCGACTGGCCCAGCAACTCTAGCCAGGCGCTCTGCCCATACCTGTGACGCCTCGTTGAGCTTGTCACCGAGACGGAACAGCTTGCGGTTGTCCCAAGCAGCTTCGAGTCCCGGAGGCACACTGTAGTAGTACGCCCCATGGACTTTCCGCCATCTGGCGGGCAATCCCAGGTTCTCTTTGTTTCTTGGTTTGGCCATGGCGTTTCCTGAATGGCTGAGTTAAATAGCGTCCCAGTTGGGACCGTGAGGTTTGGATGATCTGCGTTGGGTACCGGAGTTACCACCAAAGACTTTGGTGATGTGATCTCTGAGAATGGCAATGCTTCCGTCCGGGCGCACCTTGTGCTCTATTCCCATGGAGTTCAATGCTTTGACCTGCGCAGTGCGTTGGATTTTGTTGGTGAGACCGGTGATCTCATCCCGGGCCAGAAAGGTATCCGTTGTCATGAATACCCTGCAGTCCGTGTTGTTTTGCTCATTTCAAGACTCCTCTCCAGTCGTCATCTTGCGCACTTGTCGCCGCTACAGGGGCCCTACTTCCCATTTTTTGGGCCAGGCAACGAGAACGGAACCAGCTGTGCCACTTGTTATCGTCCCAATACTGGTAACCCAAGGCTCCCAGGCTCATTTGCTGGTAAACGCCTTTTCGTACTGGCTTGTGTATCTTTCCATCGAACCAGGGTGTCAGTGTCATCTCACACCCCGCACAGCACGTTCAACAGCCCTTGCATAACCAATGATCATCACGTAATCTGCTTCGTCATTAAAATGATCTGCGGCAATGCCCCACATCCGCGCATCACTCAGCGGCACATAGTCAGCCACGGGTGCTGCCTTCGTATGGGTGTTCCAGTCCTCCACTCTTGCCTCTACCAGATTGATCTTCCGTGTCTTTGACCAATCAACAAGGGCATCAACAGCAGCTCCAGCATCATCACGATCTGACATGGTGATTCGTGTTCTGCGGCTTGTCAGGTAGCCCAAGAAGTCGTAAAGTGCTCCTGCAACAATGTCGTCTGCCACAGGCTCACTCTCAGGCTGCGCCTTATTGCCCGTATGCTGTGCGCAAACACCACGCGGTTCTTCTTTGAACATGTAGCAGTGGCCTTCACCCTTGCCAGTCCAACTGCCGCCATATTTGCAAAATGTGCAATTTGATGTTGTCATTCGTCAATCCCCACTGTTCCCGGTCTATGCACGGGCCACGGGATCGGCCCTTGTGCCATGCTCTCGTCACAGCGGCCTTGGCTGTAGGCTTCCTCAAGTTCTCTCCATGCGAAATGACCACGGTAAGCGCCGTATGTGTGGCGTAGGTAGTCTTCTGCGCTGGCATGAACCTTTAAAGATTCCTTAATGGTTGGCTCAATCTCAGGCTGCGCGATGGCAGCACGCAGATGCTCAACGGCTTCACTCACCTTGTCATCAGCGCACTCTGGGTCATACGCACCGCCACCGACACACGATAGCACTTGGTATGTATTAAGCGCATCCAAGGCTTGTTGTAAAAGTGCTTTCATTTCATCCCCTTTATGTGTTCAGCCAATCCGTGATATTGGCGACCGTCAAGATATTCAGCGGCCTCATCCAACGCAGACTCACGCACCAGCCGTGTGAACTCAGCAAGCTCATCGGTGGTAAATATTGCATGTTGTGGATCAGTAAGGGCGTAACCACCTGCTTGCTTGGCAAGGGCTTTGATTTGTTCTTGGTTCATCCGTAAATCTCCTTGCAGTGCGCGTCAAATGACGCTTGTTCATCTTCTTGTCGGCGGCACATTTCGTTGTACTCAGAAGCGCACTCAGGTTTGATGCACATCGCCACAGACCATCCGTTGTGCCAGTGAAGCCCTGACTCTGCTTTACAGCACCAGCATTTCCACGTTGGCTTGCCATGAGACTTCCAAGCCACTCTTCGTTTTGATGGCGGCCTTCCACTCACCGCGGTAATCGCTATCGATCACCCCACAAGTGTTGGACAGTTCCATTCCGGTCTTGGCAGAGCTTGAACGGGGTAACAACAGGGCAACATGCCCGGTAGGTACGGCTGCAGCAAAGCCCAAGTCAATGAACTTGGTTACTCCATTTGCAATTCCAGGCTCTGGCATATAAATATCAAATGCGCCTGAATTCTCGGTTCCTTTTGTTGGCATGGTAAAGTGGGGGCTAATTGCGGTAATTTCCATTTTTAATTTCCGGGTTGATGAATTAAAATTCTAAGGCCCAAATTAACATATAAGCCTATGAACGAAGAATATGATCAGGAATCGGCTGAAGATGAAGTTGCTGAGAAGCCACTATCCGAGTTAACAACTTGGCCTAAGCCACCCACACTGCTTGAACTCAAGCAGGACTTGAGTAATGCCAAGCAAATCCACGATGGTCAGGTCTCCAAGATCTCTGATTGGCTGGATAACTTGAATGTGACGGGTAGTGCCAAGCCTAAGACTGTGAAAGGGCGATCGTCGATCCAGCCTAAGCTGATTCGACGACAAGCTGAATGGCGATACGCCGCACTGTCTGAGCCATTCCTGTCTACTGACGATGTCTTTAAAGTCAAACCGATGACCTGGGAAGACAAAAAGAGTGCTGTTCAGAATGAATTAGTTTTGAACTGGCAGTTCAATACCCAGATCAACAAGGTCAAGTTCATTGACGACTACGTCCGTACCGCAGTGGATGAGGGTACGGTGATTGTCTGGATTGGTTGGGAATTCCTTGAAGAAGAGTATGAAGCTGAAGTTCCGGATGTGCAGTTTGTCATCAATCCGGAATTGGCTCCATTGCATCAGCAACTGGAGCAGATGAAAGTTGAATCTCCGAGCCAATACGCCACTGATGTGCCCGATGAACTCAAGGAAGCACATGATTTATCCCTTGAGAATGGGCAGCCTATCGAACCAAGCATCATTGGTTCTAAGATGGTCACCAAGAAACGTATTCTGGCTAACCGTCCCACATTGGAAGTCATGGACTACCGAAATGTGGTGCTGGATCCCACCTCTGGGGGTGATCCTGAGAAAGCTAGTTTCGTGGTTCGGACGTTTGAGTCGTCCATTGCAGAGCTTGAGAAGTCTGGCAAGTACAGGGACCTCGACAAGATCGTTGTTGCTAACAACTCCATTCTGAGCACGCCAGACCATCAAGTGGGTAGAGATGCAGAGTCACAGACCTTCAACTTCCCTGACGAGCAACGGCAAAAGATTGTCGTTTACGAGTATTGGGGTAAACGCTCGGTCGACGGCAGCAACAAACTGGTAGACATCGTTGCAGCCTGGGTGGGTGATACCCTGATTCGTTTGGAAGAGTCCCCATATCCCAAGCATTCTGGGTGTGGAACTCTGCCTGTGGTGGTTGAGCAGTATCTGCCTGTCCGTCGCAGCAACTACGGTGAGCCCGATGGTGCTTTACTGGAGGATAACCAGAAAGTTGTGGGCGCCGTTACCCGGGGCATGATCGATTTGCTTGGTCGATCAGCCAATGCCCAGATCGGTACAGCCAAGGACATGCTCGACACCACGAACAAGCGTAAGTTTGAGCGGGGTGAGGATTACGAGTACAACCCCAATGCTGATCCGCGTATGGCAACACACATGCATCAGTATCCGGAGATTCCCCAGTCTGCGCCCTTCATGTTGCAGCTCATGAACATGGACGCAGAGTCATTGACTGGTGTTAAATCGTTCAGTGGCCAGGGGGGTATCTCTGGCGCTGCACTGGGTGATGTGGCTGCAGCTGTCCGTGGAGCTTTGGATGCGGCATCCAAGCGTGAGCTTGGCATCCTGCGCCGACTCGCCGGTGGCATTGTGAAGATTGGCCGCAAGCTGATGGCCATGAATGCCGAGTACCTCTCCGATGAGGAAGTCATCCGTGTGACGAATGACGACTTCGTCAAGGTACGCCGGGAAGACTTGGCCGGCAATTTCGATTTGAAGCTGTCCATCTCCACTGCGGAAGAGGACAACAACAAAGCTGAGCAGCTGGCTTTCTTGTTGCAAACCGTAGGTCCCAAAGGTGATCCTGATCTGGTCAAGATGATCCTGGTTGAGATCGCTCGCCTACGAAAGATGCCTGAGATGGCCCACCGCATCGAGACCTTCAAGCCAGAACCTGATCCAGTACAGCAAGAGCTGCAGCAGCTCGAACTGGCCAAGATTCGGTATGAGGTCGAGAAGATCAATGCTGAGATTCGCAAGTTGACTGCTGATGCCAGCCTCTCTGAAGCCAAGATTGGTACTGAGATGGCCAAGGCTGGGAATTTGAAGTCTGATGCAGATCTGAAGAACCTTGACTTTGTGGAAACAGAGTCTGGCACCAAACATGCCCGGGATATGGATAAGGTAGGTGAGCAAGCTCGCAGCCAAGAACACCTGGCAGTGGTCCAACATCAGCTTAATTCACGGGAAATTGATCAGGATCGTCAATTCGATTTAATTCAGGAATACGTTAAATCGAAATCTAAAAACAATTCCGCGTAGAATTAGGTTATATTCACACCGAATTACCTAATTCATTCAATCTATTAACTCATAGAAAGCACTGATAGAGACTATGTCTACTGAACTGCACGAGATCGAACAGAACATTGCCCGTAACAAGGAGATTGTTGCCAAAGGTACTGCACTTGACCGCTTGAAGAGCAATCCTGACTTCCGTAAGGTGGTCGGTGATGGCTACCTCAAAGAGGAAGCTATCCGTCTGGTCCTACTTAAAGGGGACCAGAACATGCAACGTCCGGAGCGTCAGGATGCAATCCAAGCAGACATCGATGCTATTGGCCGTTTTGCACAGTATCTGCACTCAGTGAGCCAGTTTGCTGTTATGGCAGCAAGTTCCCTCGCTGATGATGAAGTTGCTCGTGAAGAGATCGCTGCTGAGGAGCTTGCCAAATGAGCACCCAAGACGCGAACACTGTGGAAGTCGAAGAAGAAATCGGTGCGGAAGCATCTGCGGATTTGGGTCAGCCCAATCCGTTAGAGCTCTCTGATGAAGATTTCATGAAGCAGGGAGCTCCGGCAGTACAGGGCGCAGCTGCTGAGGGTGCAGACGAAGACACGTCAGATGAAGTCGATGACACCAAGAAAGATTCCGCCGCTGAGACAGGCGAAGTGTCGGGCGCCAGCCCAGACACGAAGCCGGTCGATAGCGGCGAGAGCAAAACCAGTAAGCCTGCTGATAAGGTAGATCCGAAAGCTCCTGAGGCAGTCAAGCCCGCAGTTGCTGTGGACTACGCCGCGGCAGGTCTGGCATTGCTGGCTCCATTTAAGGCCAATGGCCGCGAGATTCGCGTCGAGTCTGTTGAAGATGCCCGGTCACTCATGCAAATGGGTGCCAACTACAACAAGAAGATGCAGGGCTTGAAGCCCGTCATGAAGATTGCCAAGCTGCTCGAAAACAACGGGCTGCTGGATGAAGAGAAATTGGGTTTCCTGGTGGATCTTCACGCTAAAAAGCCTGAAGCCATCATGAAGCTCGTAAAAGACGCAGGTCTGCATCCTATG